ATAGCAACGTCTGCATCATCACCTGCTGCTAATCTAGTGGTTGTTGATACAACACCAGCAGTTAGTGACATTGCCACTGGGTTAGTGACAAAGTTCTTTGCCAACTGACCAGGTTTTACCTGTTGAAGTGCTTTTCCTAACTTATCAATTCCTGGTCCTAGGAACTTACTTAACTTCTGGAAATCACCAAGTAACTTCCACGGTTGAAGTATCCTATCTGCTAAAAATAATGCTCCGATACCACCAAGTATCTTAAGAGCACCCATTACTGGACTCTTCTCACTAAATGCTTCTAATAACCAACCAACACCTTTAGAGAATACATTCCAGAATGTCCCTAGCCACTTACCTATAATATTAAGTGTCGTACCTATAAACTTTTTATTGTCTGGATTAGACAGCCAGTCCAAAGCAAACCAAGCTAAAGCCTTTTCTGCTAACCATTTGAATGGTGCTAATAACTTCTGTAACCAAGTACCTGATTTCTTATCTGAATTACCAGATTCTTTCTGTGCTTTATCTGCTACTTTCTTCTGTACCTTCTTCTCTATATTATCCTCACGTGACTTATCCCGTGATAGTGTCCTCTTCCTTTTATTATCTTGTACAGCATCTAATTTCTCTTCATACATACAGGCTACTAATTTACCAATATCCTCCACCACAAATCCTAAACGATTGATTTGTACGGTCATCGCAGCTGTAGGATCTGTTCGAATGTCTCCTGTAACTTTCGATGGTAAAAAGGATCTGATCTTTATCTTTGCCATTAAAGAGATGGACTCATTTGACCTTGTTTCTGCCTACGTTCTTCTTCTCTAAGGTACCGAAGTAACATATTAACGTATACATCCCTTTCCCACGGCATCATATTTTCAATATCAGTTAAACTCCACTTATGATGCTGGATCATAGCGAAGTTAACTTCATACATATTCATCAACGAGTCGTGGGCTAGGGCTACGCGAAAAAACTTGCTAGTCCCTCCAGTTTAACTGTACTGGTTACTTCAGTTTTAGGGTTGAAGACCTCGATGTCTTTCGACAGTTTAGGCATAGTTTCGAAGAACCTCTGCACTTCAGCAAATTGTCCACTGTTCATATCCTCATAGAAAGCAACTAATTCTGCCTTCTTGTAGTCTTTTGCTTCGTGTAGTTCTTCACCATCAGCGATTGTATCTGTACAATCTGCTGCTAGTTTAAATACATCATCAATACCAGGATTATCAACCAAATTATTCTTAACGAATACATCCAATGAAGGATATTTCATCGTTAAAGTGATTTCATCAGTAAGTTTGATAATATTGGTGTGTTCTTTTGGAATTTGTACTTCTACTTGATCCAAATTAACTTCAACATCGACCTGAGTTTCATTATCATCAGGGCAAGTGAGTTTAAATTCACTTACTTCTCCAACAGATTTACCTCTAATCTTCAAAAATAAGTATTCAATCTCAAAAGTAGCAAGAGTTGCAGAATTTTTAACGTTCGTGCAAGCTTTGATAATATCCTTAACGGCTTTTATCATTTCTTTCTGATTTTGAGTCTCCATCGCAAGATAAAGAAGTTTCTCCTCTTTAACTAAAAATGGACGATAGGTCACTTTAAGACCACGAGGCAACACGCATTCATAATCTGGAATGCTCAGCTTGGGTAAAGGCATTTTGTAAGGGTATTACACTTCAGTATATCTATTTAGCCTATATTCCGTACTGTGTTTGCTCAGCTGCAGGAGCATTCCATTCTAATCCCAACTTCTTAGCAATAGAGGCTGACTCACTAACAACGTGATCTGTAGTCCAATCCTTATTACGTTGTACCTTCGTTGTAAATCTATATCTCTCAAACTTAAATGCAACTGGCAGGTTCAATACACCACTATTCTCGTTACCAAAATCTAATGTACCCATATTATATGGATATACGCCACTAAAACACCATACACCAACTGCTTTATTCAACCTACCATAGTAATCAACACCTTCCTTTCTAGTTCTGGATAGTAAGTTAGAACCACGTTCCCACTTCCTTACCCATACTTCAGTAACATAATCATCATAGAAACCAACTCTATTCTCAGAATCAGGTGCCATAGCATTCATCCACTTCTCATAGAAGTTTCTATGCCACTGATCTTTGGTTACCATAAAAGATATATTTAATTCATTCGCTGTTTGTCCCGTAGCATAAGTCCTAGTAATACCAAAATTACGTACATCACCCGTTGTAACGTTACGTGATGGGACTGTCACGTTACTCGCAAAGTAATTCAATGCATCACAATAATCTGCTGGGTTAAATTCCCAGCCTGGAATACGCCCGAATATTGGTGGTACTCCAAAATCAATGGAGTACAGATTACCTAAAGCAGGTTCTTTTGCTCCAGTTGCTACTAACTCTTTAAAGTGAGTAAATGAATTTTGGTGACGATGTGGCATTAGAATATAATTCTAGTCGGGATGTCGATATTTCTTCCGTTGACTGTAACAACGAATTGTTCAGAGGGAATCAATCCTATATCATCCCATTCCGATTCTGGAACTTTGTAAAAAGGACTTTGTACATTACTCCTCAAGTATTTATGGAATGTCTGAGGTGGGTGATTTACATCAAAACCTGCTCTTCTAGCAGCTGGTTGTAAATAATGGACATTTGAACCCCAAAAATGGTTCGAACTTTCTCCAGTAACATATACTAATGGGTATTTATCCCACTTTGGCATCCTTTCACCAAATTTAGCATCATACTGGAATGTGATAGCAGTACCTATCATTGGAACTGCATCTACTTGAAGACCAAAAAATAACTGGCTCCTCCACCAAGAAGGTGATTGAGGTTTACCATTTGATAAGTCTTTTATGTCCTCAAAGAGACTCATACCTTTAACTCGTGCTCTGTTAATATCACAAATTCCATACCTCTGTCCTTAGCATACGTTTTAGCAGCCTTCCATTTTGCTTGATTGACACCATAAGTGGCAATCTCCTTTAGAAGTTTCTTAGTCCTCCTCCCACGTTTCGGTTCTTGAGTTTGTGCATAAGGTTTAATTTCAATAAGTCTCTTCTGGACTCTACCGTTGGATCCTCTGGTTTTAACATAAAAGTCAGGGAAATAACGGTGAGGCTTCCTATCAAGAGGAGATATATAAGGTACAATAATTTCTTCACTTCCCCACTCCATAACGTTTAGATTTCTATCACACCATACCATAAATTTCCTCTCCCACAAAGATCTATAAATAATGTTTGTGGGATCCCCTTTATATTTTGCAGGATTTGATGGTTTGAACCTACCTGAATAAGTTTTATAGGTCATAATGGCATCTATTCCATCCATATTTTCTAAAGCAATCAACTCTGTACTTAAGAGTGCTGGTGAAAACGATCAGTCTAATTTTACAAATGGACCGTTAGTTTACCCTAGACAATTACCTCGACAAGTACCTAATACCGATAGTGGTATCAGAGGTGATGACAATTATGAAACAGAGTACTTAGATTATTTAAGAATAACAATCTATAAGACTCAAGGTGCTAATGGTGCTAACCCATATACTTGGGTTGGTGGTGGTGGTGGCTTTTCAGAACCTTATAAAGGTGCTAATGCCAGCAGTATTTCAAAAACTATTTATCTATACCTTCCTGTGGGGTTAAATGAACAATATTCTACGAATTATAACGTTACTACTCTTGGTGCTGCTGGTGTAGGTTTAGCTAACGCAGTTAAATCTGGTAACACAATGGATGATGCAGTTGCTATTGCTCAAGAAACTGCTGGTAGTGTTAAACCACAATTTGTTATGGACACTGCTGCTGCAGCACTTGGTACTGTAGGTGGATCTGCAGATGCTAATGATCTGTTAGCAGTAACATCAAAGAAGGTGTTCAACCCATACCAAGAGACAACATTTAAAGGTGTCAACTATAGAGATCACGCTTTTAACTTTAAATTTGCACCTCGTAATGCTAGAGAAGCAAAAGAATGTTATGAAATCATATCAACACTAAGGACTGCAATGCTTCCTTCTACTGGTAATCAAGATGATTTTGGTAACCTTAATGAAGGTATTGCTGATGTATTAACAAGTAAAGTTGGATATATTGGTGGTGCTAGATTCCTTAACATTCCTGACATTATGAGACTGTCTATTGTAAGGATGTCCACTACTGATAATAAATCAAGGATCCCAGCTGGTATTGCTCGTATAGTTAGGTTCCCTACGAAGTGTGTACTGTCCACGTTGTCTGTTAACACGTCACCTGATGGTCAGTACAATTCATTGAAAGATGGAGCAGACACAGCAAGGGATTATGGTCCTGCTGCTATGGACATTTCAATGACATTTAAAGAAACTCAGTTCATTACAAGAGAGATGGTGAGAGGCTAATGGCATACTTCAGATACTTACCTAAAGTTTATGTACGTAACAGAACCATCAAAGATGGTGTACATCCCTATGAATTGTGTAGAAACATCTTTAGACGAATAAAAATCAAAGATGACCTACAAGGAGCATTATTAGGTTTTACACAATATGAAATAGAAGAAGGTGAAAGACCAGATCAAATTGCTCGTAAATTCTATGGAGACTCAGGTCTTGATTGGATTATATTGATTATTAACAACGTTATCAACGTTAATCAAGACTGGCCAATGTCTCGTTACGATCTATACAATTACGTTCAACAAGAACACGGTAATGTTGATGGTATAAGTCACTATGAATCTAATGAGATATTTGCTACTGATGGAACTAAGGTATTTGATGAGGGAATCGTAGTTAATGAGGATTTCCAATACACAAGACCTGATGGTACTATCGTACCTAAAGCAGAATGTCGTCACTCAGTAACACACTATGAGGTTGCTGCTGCTGAAAATGAGAAGAAGAGAAATATATATTTGCTACGTGCAGATTATATTACTGACTTCATTAATGAATTTAAGAAACTTGCTAAGTACCTACCTCACGGTGAAGTTGATGAACAAGGTAATAAGAAAACAGAAACTACTATTGCTGAAGAATTTGTAGGTATATCAAGCTATAGAAAACCCAGTCAAAGCACTGCTTCAACTGGGTCTGCTTCTGGTAGTGGTTCTTCTACTGCTTTGATCTCAAGTGGATCACAAAACGTTTAGAAGCACCAACCGTTCTTTTTGTAAAAATAACAAGGAGTTCCGTGCTCATTCCATCTATTAGGTCTAAATGTAGGTCTGTAGCTTGGGTAATGGTGGTAATGGTGATGAGATGGATCTTCGTGTCTCCACCTGAACTCCCTTTCGACTGGTTTATACCAGCAATTCCATCCAAATAATGCGTCGTGGACGCAATGGGAAGGTTCTACTTCGAACTCCCCTGATCTAATGTTGTGGTTGTACGATGCCATTGCAGGAGTACCTGCAAGGCAAGCAACAACAGCAATGGCAAATCGTTTCATTGTTCCTTATCCTTCTTCTGCTAGTTTAGCAAAGTAAGACAACGCATCATCATCTTCTGTGACAGAAGCTTTAGTGTCCACTGATTCACTCCAGTCCTTTGCTTGGACTGTAGATCCTAAGTTTGCTGCAACTTCCTCTTCTGCTCTAGGTGGTAACTCTTCAGCAACAGTCTCACGGTCTACTCGACCACCAAGAACTGCTTTCAAACGTGCTTCAAGATCCTCATATGACTTGAATTGATCAGCACTAGTGAAGTCACTTAAATTGTGAGCATCATTGTAGACTGCTTCAAGTTTCGCATCATCAAAATCACCTAGAGTATTAGGTGTGGTAAAAGTAGAATCATCATAATTCCAAAAACCAGCAACTTGCTTGATCTTCAATTTGAAGTCAGCACCCTTCCATAAATCGAAAGGATTGAAAGCGGGTTCTGGATCATAATCATTCTCATTAGGCTGCATTTTAGCCATAATCTTGTCAAAGATACGCTTGCCGTACTTGTACAAGAATACTTTGCCTTCATTCTCAGGGTTCAAGGGATCCTTTACAACATAGATGTTGCTGTAATAGGAAAGCTTACGCTTCTGCTTACGAGCAGTGTCCTTGTCTGCTTCACTTCCAGAGTTCCATAAAGAAGAGTTCAGTGCAGAAACTGGATCCTTCTGTCCGATGGTTGTGAGAGAATTCTCAATGTACCAACCACCTGGTCCTTGGAATGCGTGACTCCATACCTGTGCCCAAGGGAGTTCATTACCCTCAGTCTCTGGTAGGAATCTGATAACAGCAAAGCCGTTACCTGACTTATCGACCTGTGGTTTCCAAAATCGTTCATCGACTTTGCGACCACCACTGGTCATTTTTTCGATTTCTTTGGTCAAGTTAGAGAACTTGCCAGACTTTTTCTTCAGTGATGAAAAAGACATACGTGTTTACCTGTATTTTGTAAGTGTGATTTTACTACCCATTAAGGGTAACATACTATTTAGGCTTCGTCAAGCTGCTTTTTGAAGACCCTTAACTTGTCCTCCATCTCTCCTAGAACGTCCTGTATAGTACGTCCTTGAGAGTAAACAGTGGACATTTTATCAAGTTGTGTCTTGATAATCTTAGCTTCTTCATTCTCGACTGCCATTAAGCATAGTCTAGCATAAAAGACCTTCTGCTTTGCAATAAGCATCATAGTCTTCTCCAGATGTTCTCGTTTGAGTTCATCTGACATAGTTGGAAACTGTATGGATAACCGTGCTAGTTCGGTATACAATGTCTCCATTCCTTTTATCTCTTCTTTGACTTGATCGGATTCGTAGAATTTATTACTCATATTGGAAGCACACCCCTTGTGGTGCGTTTAACGTAGTTTAGTTGTTGGGCATTAAACTTAATTTTGTCCTTCAGCGGTTTGCTGATCAACTTATTTACAGTATCAACCTCGATGTCCAGTTCATCGCAGACTACGATGACAGCATCGATGTAGTTTACCAACCCATTAGAATTTTTGACTACCTCCTCTACCATAGTAGAGAATTTCGCTTGAGTCATAAATTTTTCTTTAAATTCTTTTGTCATTTAATAGTAGCCATAAATTCATTGATGTAATCTAAGAGAAGTTCATAATAATAATTAAGGTCAGTCTTTTGAACGACCTGTATCACACCCTCCTCAGTTGCAATCAATGTGACAATTTGATCAACCTTGACACCACAACGTTCATAATACATTGCAGCATAGGCAGTTTCTTGAACAAAATAGTTCTCTATCCATTCAATCTTCTTTTCCTTGGTTGATGTCTTAAAGTCAATAACAGAGAGAACTCCGTCAAATTCTGCTATACAATCAACCCGACCTGCCAAACAAAGTTTGTCGCTATAGAGAGGAGATTCAAGAAGATGTATATTGTTGATCCGATCAAGAGTGTCTTTGGCAGATTTGAATAAGAAACTAGCCAGAGGGTGCTTTTCATCGAATTTAACATCTTCGTTCTTTAAGTAACATTCTACCATAGAATGAAACTTATTGCCACGTGATGTTGCTCGACCACAAATTTTATTTGCAGTTTCCTCACCTACTTTGCGTCTCCACTTCAATATCTGATCTTTCTTACGGATACCTGTAACTGTAGTGACTGATGGGTACCATTTACCTTCAGATACCTCATATAACCGTCCTTTTTCCTTTGTAACAGCATTAAGCTCCGTCAAAGGTACGGGAGGTCCTACAGTTTTAAACATAATCAGAGTTGAGAGTTAATTTTAGCGATAAGATACTCTCTGACTAAACCAGAGCGTACGATGTCATCAATACCGAACTCAATACAATCAAATGATGGCATTGACTGAATAATCTGTAAAAAGTCCAGAATACCAGTACGTTCATTGTTCTTGACGAGATCAGACTGTGCTATATCACCTGAGAAGATGATTTTACAGTTTTGACCTATCCTAGTGATTATACTATCTAACTCGTGAAAATTCAAGTTGCTAAACTCATCTACAATGATGATAGAGTTATCAAATGTAGTTCCTCTTATAAATGAGGTACTCCAGAATGAAATAGTATCTTGTGTCCTTAGATTGTCGTATAACATATCAAAGGAGTTGTCATCTGGCATCTCAAACATATACTTCACCATATTACGGTAAGGTATCTGATAGAGGTCAGATTTGTCTTCGTGGTCTCCTGGTAGGAATCCAATCTCTCTTGTAGGTACGAGAGACCTGACCATATAAACTTTTTCGTATGGAGTTCCTTCTTCTAATACTTGTTGTAATGCCAAGTACAAACTAATAAAAGTCTTACCTGTACCTGCTACACCGTGTAGAATTAGGTGTTTGCCAGCAGAATAAGATTTGAACGCTCTCTCCTGATTAGAGGTGAGTGGTTCTATAACTTTTAGTTGGTCTATACCGATTGGCTTCTTCCTTCTCATTGCTTTAGCAGATCTGCTGTTGTTTTGAGAGGTAGTCTTACGCTTTTTAACTGCCATTTATGTGAATCGTGAAAGGTTTGCAGCTGGATGTGCTTTTTGGATCTTGGACATTACATCTTTAAATCCATCAGACTGCCTAGGTTTTCCATAAATGGTTTTAGGTACTTGGTTGCCAAAATAGCGTTCTAACTCAGGGTGATCTTCTTTATATTTATCGAGATCGTGCATAGACATCATAATTTCGGTAATTTCACCAGTTTCTTTGTTTATAAAGTCGTAGTTTGGCATTAGATCTTTAATAGTTTCGTATGAATACCGTATTCACCTCTACAAATAACATTAAATGCGAGACTAATACGTGGTTCCTTAGCATTGTCCTGATTACAGCGAGTAACTGAATGGATCAATTCTGAGGGGAATATGCATATCATACCACTTTCGGGAGATATTGCATAGGTTGTAGCATTATATAGGTTTGGATGCTGCAAGTGTGGTTCCAACATATGATGTTTAGTACTATGAAAGGTAAGGTTACCACCACCAGCAGGTGCACTTAAAAAACATACACCAGAGAACTGAGAGTTGCAATGATCGTGTCCATTAGCTCTATCGCCAACGTACATCCAATTAATCCAACTATTAGTGATCTCTGCTGTATGTTTCTTAGGATCTATTCCTTGTACACCATACACATATTCTTGAACGTGTTTGTATACCCAAGTCTGTAACTGAGGTAACTCTTTTAATGTATGAGGATTACTGGTCACATTACCACTATTATTCTGTGGGTAATCCATCGTTTCCATATCATCTATTACATCGGTAACGTCAGGCATTTCACCATCGTTAGCAACATAAACTGGAGATGAGAATAATGGAAGTATTTCTAAGGGCATTAATCTATTCTTAGGCACGGCTGCAAATCATCCCACCCATCGGGATGTTCCTTCTCGTATTCGCAATCGCAATCTTCATCTTGAATTGCAGTTTCGCACCACCCTAACGCTTTAGAAATGGTTGGGAAGTTACAGATGAAGTGACGTTGACATAGGTTTGCTATGTCCATATGCTCCTTCTGTGTACCGTTTGCACTTCTTAAATTAATATAGTGCATCCAACTACGAGCACTACCTGTCATATAAAGACGAGTAGGTGTCGCTAGTGGGAGAACAAATCTCGCACACTCCTTCGCAATACCTTCACGTATGAGTTCATCGTAAAGATCGACTCCCTCAGCAAAGTAGCGAGAGATCTTTTTCTGTAGGAAGTCCTTCTGATCTTGGGGGATATCATCGATTGAATTTTGTCTATTTTTTAAGTCCTGTCTTCTCAGTTCAGGTGGTTCAATTGCAGTACCAAGTAGTTCGGTGTTAGCATAACGCTGACTAAACTCTTGGAAAGTAAAGGATCTATGCCTTAAGATCTGTGCTGCTAGTCCTCTAGTAGTGTTGATCTCTAGGGTCATATGTGCTTGCTCAAACACGCTCCAATGACCGTGTTCAATACAATAACCTAAGAGTTTCTCAACATTAGGATTGTCTTGGTTCTTAGGGTTGGATACTCTTGCGATGTATCCTATAGTTTTTTCAGCGTCAGGTGTAACACTGACGAGGCATACTTTAGTCTTTGTCATTCTGTAGAAACCTAGTCATAGTAATTATACAAAAAGCGTGAAGGTAATTTATCGCCTTCACTCCAAAAATATAAGGCATTGTATAGTTCCATAAAAACATCCATAATAGTGGTCCTATCAAGTATACACCAATAAATTTCCCTACCATTGCAGAGGTAACTAACTCTTTAGCAACCTCTTCGGGAACTTCTGCTGCCCTATCTACTTTCTTCTTAAGATTATAAAAGTTACTCATACCCTTTTCTCTTCTTCCAATCGGCATACATTCTACCATAGAGCATACCTTCATTAGTTTTTAATGGAGAACCCTCAAGGATCTCTTGTTCCCTGACAGTTCTGTTTCCATCATTCATTGTCATATCGTACTCGCTCTCCCAGTGTTCAATTTCTTCAGACGGAATCCGCATCTGGCTTCCTCCTCTTACGTTTCTTACGTGGTGGAGTAGGTGTAGTATTCCACTGTTGAGGTTTAACTCTACCTTCAGATTGCTTCAACCACTTGAAGTTCTTCTTGTACTTGTCATAGTAATGATCAAACAATTCAACTGCTTGACTACCCATAGCAATGTCGTGCTGAATTTTACCATCCACTTCATACTGTACTAAGTACGCAGTGTAAGGTAATTTTCTATCTTCAGCAAGTTTTGGATCGCAGTTCTCGTGAATAATATTCACTTGCTACGACCTCCCCATTTGATTTCAGGGAACGCTTCCGTTACCACTGCTTTAGTAATTCTGTACTTCTTACCAAGTTGCTTGTCTTTAACAAGACATAAGACTTGTGCTTCATCCTTGTGCAATCCTTCACACATTTGAATGAACATCGTCTCTCTCTTAGTACGAGATAGATTGTCTGCACCACCCTTAACAAAGTAGTAAAACTTTCTTGACTCTAACGCTAAGTTAGTGTGCTCAGTTCCTTGGGGTGCTTCGTTAGGTCTGTAAGGTACCTCACCTTCTGGGATGATAGAGATAACACTATCATCATAGTTCCAAATAAATAAAGACCTCAATGCTTGACTGTTATTTGATTGAAGAATTTTAATCTTCTCTGCTTTAGTCTTAGCATTGTGTGCCTTCTGAATAATTTCAGATAACATCAGTTTCATAGTAATTCCAAGAAATTAATTAATCGTCGTCATTGTCATCTATTGTAGCATCATCATCTACGAGACGCAAGTAGAGTAACTCTGATTGATCTACGTTTCCATCTTCATCTAACATCTCAGGGTGTGTAATTGACTTAGCATATGCTGCATTGTCAATGTATGAGTCAAGATAACTCTTACCAATAAAGGTAACAACCACCCCAAGGAGGAAAGATCCAAAAAGTGCAAAGTTATAAATTGAACCTATTACTTCTTCCATAAAAACCTCCTAGATCTTAGTTCTATTTAGAGGAAACCCTGAGTCCTAAACAAATTGATACTTTCATTGCAACCTCCTAACTTTTTACCATCAACTACAAGTTGAGGGAAGGTAGCACCACGTCCAAACTCTGAATAGAATTGATCACGTGTGAAGTTCTCTTCAAGTTTATACTCTACATAGCTCCAACCTTTCTCATTATATACTCTTTTTATCTTTGTGCAAAATGGGCAACCGTCTTTAGTATAGATTGCAGTATTCTTAGGTATAGCCATAGGGGTTTAAAGCAATAAAAAAGGGTGGAGAAAATCCCCACCCAGTATATATTATCTAATGGACGTTTGTCAATTAGAAAGTGAACTTAACACCTGCTTTTGCTCCCCAGTTGATTAGAGAGTCGCCAGATGTATCTTCGTCAGTGATGCCTGAAAGCTCACCGTATACAGAAGTAGCATCAGCAAGAGCATAAGATACTCCAACCTTACCAGAGAAATCTGTATCAGTATCAGAAGCAGCTTCGCTATGAGTAATAGCTGGACCACCTTGTACGTAGTAACCTAGTTTACCTGTTCCATTTACTCCCTCGTAACCTACGTGGATGTCGGTTGTAGCACCAGAATACTCTCCATCAGGATAGGAAAGGTTTGATTCGACATTCACATATGGACCAGCAAAAGCTGCACCAGCGAGAAGGAATGGAGATGCTGCTACTGCAGCGATTGTTGATTTAA